TATCTGACGATGAACGCCAATTTCTGGATACTATATATGATCGCTTGATTGACTTAGATGATCAGGAACGAATGGAAGAGATAGTGCATACAAATCTTAAGCGTCATTATGATGTTCGCCAATCAGCTATTGCCAAAGCTGCTGAAAAGCAACGTTTGGCTTATGAAGAAGAAGCTAAAAAGAAAGATTATACATCAGAATGGGTTAAAATCAATGGCAAAGATAGATTTGTAATGCATATCCGCAGTGAATATCAGCTTGAAGTTGATGAGAAGAGTATGCGTGTAGGTCCCGGAATTGGAGGGACGATTTGTGAACCTTTATTAGATCCAATTCATTTTGCTAAATCATTAATATATAAGGACCGCATTGAACAATTACAGAAAGCTGGACTTATTAATAATAGAGTAGCTCACCGTATTAAGTCATTTTTGAAAGAAGCAGAGGATCCTAAATCTTACTGCTTAGTACCTAGATCAAAACACTTTTCACAACATATGCAAGGAACTAGTACCCATATTCCACGCTCCTGGTTCAAAAGAATGATTAAAGTCAATGGTGAGTGGAAACTTGACGTAACTGATATGGTATTTAACGATACTCATACTCATGAAGGAATACATCCCTCAAAATTCCCTATTTCACAATTGTTATTATCTCAACTTAGTTTTACATTAGCTATGCAACAATTTGCTATGTTTTCGCGTGTTCAACAAGATTTTCTTGTTCGGCACAATCATTGGATTTTGAAGTATATACCTCATATTACTGGTTCAGTATGGCGCGAAACCATATCTTCTATATTTTCTCATATTAAAGATACTGCTATGACTTATTTGTTTTCACCCTTACAACACTTTTGGAATGTAATCAAAAATAATAGTTTAGATACTTTAAGAATTATACAACATACACTTATGTTTGTCATAGGGATCCTGTGCATGCGACAAGTTTCCAAGCTTTTGAATGGAACTCCTGAACCAACATCTAAAGTTATGCATCGCGTTAACATGCGGTCAGTGCCATTTGTTGGCAAGCAATTCCAACCAACTGGAATTTTAGCAAGCCGAAATACGGACTCCCAACTTTGCCAAGCTTATTTAGACAGGAACATCAGATATGTTAATATCGTAGATAAGAATGGAATTGGAACTCATTGCCATGTAATTCATACTGAACAGTTTCTAATTCTAAATCGTCATATGGTAGAAGATATTAAAGACGAAGTCGAATTTATATTCTCACCAACTCCGCGTAATCCTGATAAATGGTCCTTTAGAATATCTCCTGAAAATATCTATGTAGAACCCAAATCTGATGTGGCAATCGTGTTCTGTCGGCAGTTGCCTATGGCTCGAGATATATCTAAACATTTTATAACTGAGCATGATTACGAACATCTTGACACT